ATCCACGTAAGATTGGAATACAGACTTCAACCTATCTGGAAGAATGCATTCCGCCACAGTCTTTGGACGATATATTTCAGTCCACAGAAAATCTTTCATAATATATCCTTCGATTATTTTGTTAGAAGAAGCGCGTAGAAGTCCTCGAAATTCTTTGTTTCTTCCATTTCTTCATTGAAGTTTGCCTTGAAGTAAGTCTTCGCAAGGCGTCTAATCAACTTCTTTTCAAGACCTAGTTTTTCATGCAGGTCATCAACAATCTCCTTTTGGAGGTCCTTCTCTGCTGATACTCTTGTCATTGAATCGTTTAATTCACTTACTGCATTCTTCAACTTCTCTTTATCTGTAACACTCAACGAATTAACTGTTACAGTCTGCTTATTATGACCAATTAGTCCCATTTCATTCTCCATAAAAAAACCATACCAAAACCAAAACCAAAAGAACATTATGCTCGTCTAACCGCATATGTGCTTCTCACGTATCCATCGCGAAGCAACATATAACCGGCAGAACCACACAATGGACCAAGGTCGTTATACCAACATACAATGTCTCCCTCTTTGGGCACTCCAGTGTATGTGAATAATTGCTGAATACAATATGTTCTATACACACCTACCGGTTTGTCACTATCATCAAAAAGGACTGCATCATCTTGCTTGGCATATAACTTTACTTCTTTTTCATTGACAGGAATATTCAAGTCAATATCTGAAATGTCAACTACTTCCTTCAATGCAGAAGCAGGCATTTCCTTCCTAAGAAGGTATCTGTCTTCTGACAATGCCAATCCACCTTTTGGTTTTTCAACCTTTGGTTTCTTTTTTGATTTGTCTTTACTCATCATTTGTCTCCAAGCCAACGAAATATGTCACACCTTTTGTCTGACCAGTAAATCTTGCGAATTTACCAACCAAAAGATCGACAACATAATCATCGGCAATAAGTTTGATATTTTCTACCTTGAATGTTGCAACGAAGTCTTCATCATGTGTTCCAAGATCAACGTCAACAAAGTTTGACGTATCATTTTCTCGGTCATGCACTCTCAACTTCAACTCACCACTTTCACTCAGGATTGACAAATGAGGTAGTTCATTCATCGATGCGAGGCGAAGAATGTTATTTAATACATCACCGGCAAGTGTAAACGTCACGTCCGGATTGTCCACCTTTACTTCACGATTGATCAATGCATTATCAGAATCCTCAATCAATTCTGTTGGACATGCATGGTACTTCATCTTGATTCTTCCTGATGAAATAGTAACAAACTTGTCACCAAATTCAAGTTCAGGATCCTTCAGTGTAACAATGTTTCCCAGAAACTGATTGAGGTCATAAATTCCAAACTTATGATCTGTAATCTCTTCCAGGTTTGCAGATGCCATGATGATATCCCCAGGCGCGAGTGTCTTCTGAACCTTTCCTGGTTCAAGCACAATGCGGGAATGGATATTAGGCGAGTGTCTTCTGAACCTTTCCTGGTTCAAGCACAATGCGGGAATGGATATTAGCAAAATTCTTCAGGACATTAATTGTTTGCTCAGATAGTTTCATTATAAATGTTCTCCTTATTTTCAGATAGTGTCATAATATCACGTTTTGGTTTCCATTGCAAGAACAATTTTACCTCTCTTTCCAAATCTTTTAGATCACCTTCATTTGGAATAATATAGTCTTCCTTTGTTCCTAACCGTGCCCATTCGGAAATATGAACGTCGGGATAGTATTGCTGCATATGATCATAACAAAGTTCTCGTCTGTTTTGTTTTACTGCCCAGGCATACCATTCTGGATAATTTCCTCTTGTAACAGTTACAATTTGAGCACCTTTATTTTTCAGGAATTGAATCTCGTTAGGAAACCTTGTGTCTGCAATTACAATTCTGTTTGAATATTCCAGTTTTTTCTCAAGAGTAAAAATCCACAGATCGGGATGAAACACTTCCCTACCTGCTTCAGTACCAATCTTCTGGAGTGCCATTCTTGGTGTAAAATCATAACCCAGTTTGCGAGTCCAAAATAAGTCTTTTGTTTCTCTAAACTCACGACTTTCTTTTGTGTCACCTTCTAGTAAGTCTCGGGGCCATCCAAATAAAACAGATGCAACATCCTTTACTGAATCAGCAATTGATATTTTGGTATAACCATATTGATCCACCAAAATATCAGCTACAGTTCCTTTACCACTGCCGGCAAAACCTAGCAGTCCAATCACTTTTCTCATTTTGTATTCCTTATAATCTTCTTATATGTTTAGCATAATTACCAACATTAAACATTTTATTGCAATGAGTGCATAGGTATGCATTTTTACCAACCCATGGTTTTTTAGTGCCTTTATGTGAATTAGACATTTTTTGTTTTGTATTTTCGGTATGTTTTAATCCAAAATGGCAATTTCTATTTTTTTCTACCTGTTCTGGTGTTTGCTTTCTTCCTTTTTGAGCGTCAGATATTTTCTTTTTGGTACTTTCTTTTCTAGGTACACCTTTTTTAATATCAGATAGCTTTCTTCTAGTCTCTTCAGAAAACGTTTGTTCTTTTCTTTTCTCGCGAATTTTTTCTTTCGTTTCTTCAGATACAAATTTACCCTTTTGAGATTCACAAAATCGTTTCCAGGCATCTGACATTTCTAAAGTGGTTTTCCTTTTTTCTACCGTAGTTTGTCTATTATTTTCGTCAGTAGACCAATGATTGAAATGATGATTATGAAGATTGTAATATTTGATGCCCAATTCTTCCGTTTTGATCTTACTCAACCAACGATATTCTTCTTCCAATAGGTCTTTCTTATTAGTATATACCCTTGTTAATATACGTCTTTTGAAGTCTTTAGGTCTGTGGCGATACCCCTGTTTCAACCAATTTGAACTAGAAATATAGCCATCATCTTCGGGGCCCCAATGACAACCGATATAAAATCTCTTGTGTTTACGATCATACCATAGATATACGAAACCATATTTTTCCATATCTAAATACCCCCTTTTGAAATTATCTCTAGGGGTATTTAGTAACTCTATACTTTTCACAACGATCCGGTTATTGCAGCAATTTTTGGCATGTCACCTTGGAACCCATATGTACCAATGTGAGTAGTCTTCATCCATGGACACAACCAAATCTTACCACCGATAGACCTCCAGTATTGACAGAACATGTAGTCTTCTGACAAATATCTGTGGGTGTTGGGATCAATAACTGTGTCAAAGAATGCATGGATGTATCTTGATCCATCAAAGTTTGGTTGTCCGATGTGATCTGGTTTATATGATAGATGTGGGAATTCATCCTTGAATTTGAGGAAGACTGACCTCTTGATCATCATAAAACCTGTACCAATTTCCATTACTTCAAGAGGTTCAGTAACTCTGAATTCTTTTGTTCCAGGAACAGGATTAAATACATAATCCCCGGCGAGGCCTTCTAACTCTCCAGGGTTCCATTTGGATTCATCAAAATTGGGTTGTGCTAACACTTTCTTGCAACCTTTCCAGATAGCACCCCAATTGATTGACTTCTTAGGATAAGGACCACCAATAATGTCCTTATCAAGTGCAATCAATGTCAAAATGTCTTCGGGGTTGAAATTAATGTCCGAGTCAATGAAAAGCATATGAGTGAACCCGCTTCGTAGGAATTCATCTACCATATAGTTTCTTGCTCTTGTAATTAGACTTTCATTGAACAGGAAAGAAAACTTGACTTCTATTCCTCTATGAGCGCAGATCATTTGCAGGTCTAATGCTGCTTTGGTATACATTCCAAAACACTGTCCACCATACATTGGGGTGGCAACAAATAGTTTAACCTTTCGCAAGTCTTCCGCTAAAATGGAAATTTCCATATTATACTTCTCCATACTTTATAATGGGTCTTTCAGATGCCCATTAGTATATAGTCCTCCTCCATAACGAAAAATTCACACGTAAAACAAAAAAAGGGAGACCGAAGTCTCCCTTTGAGGTATCATACCAAATTAAGACGCAATTCGGTAAAACATGCGCTTGCGCCCATTTACCACGCGAGTATTGCTATAAATTTCCTTGCCTTCAACGTTGCGAAGATCAGAAACTCTGCGATATACTGCCTTCTTGGGCACTCCCGCCAAAAACGCCAACTTTCCTGGTGTGATACCTGGACCGTCGGTGTTGCGTCTAAGGTGCTTTGCAATTCGAGTTAATTGACTCATGTAGTTCTCCTTGTTAATGTCACTATACGCATACAAAAAGTGGTACCGGCGACAAGTGACCAAACAGCCGCCAGTACCACATAGCATTTACCAAGTTAAAAGCTTGGGATGCTAATTCTTAGAATGGGAAAGGATCGCTATCCGTCTTCGGAACATTATTTTCCTCATTTTTGGGTGGTGCATTCATACTCTCGTCAAGTTTCTTGTAAAGAGATAGGAACGATTGCTTTGTGTCAGCATCGAAACGATTCAAACACGCAGTAATAGACTTTTCCTTATCCTTAAAGATTGAGTAAGTCTGACAAATATGCACCAGACGACGCGTAGAAATAATTTCCGTACCAACACCTTCAGCAAATGACTTGCGAGTAATTTCTGCCCAATTGACAAGCAGACTTACAAACTGAGCATCCTCAATTTCCTTTGCTGCAAGGACGTTGTTGAGAATCTTAGTTTCGTAACGAGACGCAGGATATTCCTGTTCAAGTGTGATAGTAAAACGTTCCAGGAATGCTTCATTCAAAACATTTGTACCAATGAAACGACCGTCTTCAGAACCCTTACCCTTGGTGTTTGCAGTTGCAATGATCGTAAATCCAGGTGCGGGTTTTACAATCTTGTTGATCTTCTTTAGGTAAATTTGCTTACCTTCAAGAACGGGTTGCAGACACAAAAGCTTTTCAGTACCAAGATCGACCTCGTCAAGCAATAGGACTGCACCGCGTTCCATTGCAGCAACAACAGGACCATTTTGCCAAACAGTCTTTCCGTCCATCAAACGGAAACCGCCGAGCAAATCGTCTTCATCAGTTTGTGCGATGATATTCACGCGGATCATTTCGCGCTTCTCTGCCGCACAGACCTGTTCAATCATAACAGTTTTACCGTTACCAGAAAGACCAGTTACATATACGGGATAGAATTCACCCGACTTGATAATAGTGCGAACGTCATTGAAATGACCGAAGGGAACATAACCCTTTGTCTTTTCAGGAACGAGTGACACACCGTCGTGATGTGTAATTTCAAGTTCGGGTTTAGCTCGAGCAATCATTCCAACAGTAGAAATGGAATCATTCTTAACAACCGGAACGTCCGATTGAATTTTTGCTAGTTTAGTTTTCTTGGAAACTTTAGTCGTCTTTTCAGACTTTGAATTAACTGCTTCCTTAGAAGGAAGACGATAGACACCACGCGAAACTCGCGCTTCAGCATCGGATGTCAACCACTGAGGGGATACTAATCCAGTCTTATTGCAAACTTTCGCAATATCGTCGCGGGATACAGTCTTGACATTGCCAAGAACCTTTTGCACCGCATTCAAAAAATCTTCACGAGTTTGTCGTGCCATAGGTCACTTTTCCTTTCATAATTGTGACTTATAATAACATAGATATAGTGGTTTTGCAAGTGGTCCAGGGGAAATATTTTTGCTTTTTCCCCCCTGGACGTAAAATATTTTTCTAAACAATATCAGATGATATCCACTTGATAAAGTTAGTGAGCATCGATCTGTTTACTGTTTTGTTTTCTGTAAACTTCTGAAACACCTTTGCAGCGCGCTTCATGGACATGTTGGAACTAATAGGAATGTTTTCATCCATCTTTGCTGAACGGTCCATTGCAGAAACATTGATTACAAAATATTCATCATAACCAGCATTCTTCAGACCCAGATAGTGATTATCTTTCCAGAACTTGATTTGATCAGGTGTCATATGATCACCACTCATAACTTCTTGAACTTCACCTTGACGAGAAGCAATGAAGAAACCAATCAAATGACTGTTGGTTCTTGACTTAAGAATTTTCAAGAACGTTTCAGTCGTACCACGGCACTCCCATCCTCGTTTGCTTACGTCGATAAAGTATGTTTGCTTAGTTTGAGGATCCTCCAACATATAGTTTGCATAATCACATCGACCAGTTTGATAGTTATATACAGGATTTTGCTGACCCCATGAACTTACAACATCAGACTGACCGTCAGTCAGAATGATAGTGCTCACAATCTGAATCTTGTTTCTCTTTTGAAATTCATTGACGATCTTGTCAAGAACCAAAATAGACTGATTAAGAGGTGTGCTAGTGAAGGTGTCAACACCGATGCGCAATTCGCCGTTGTAGTACATCAAACGCATTGCTTCATTCAATTCATTCGCATTCATACGAGAGGAAAGAATGTTGCAAACTGCAAACGCAGAAAACACCAACTCATTTGCACCATAAGATTGTGGTGATTGCATATCATCGGGACATGCACCATTGCGTGATCTAAAGAAATACACTTCAAAAGGAATTTGAACTTTCTTACAGAACATTACGAGGGTATACAACTGCTTCAAAGTCGATTTGATGTTTCCTTCCATCGAACCTGACCAGTCGATCAGCATAACAAAACCATGGTTCTTACCCTTGGGGATTGTCATAACACGACGGAAAATATCATCATTATACTTGTATGAATGCAAACGATTTGTGTCGATTACACCAGTACGAGCAGTTGCAATTTTCGCATAAGTCGCTGCTGCTTTGCGCATTTCAAATTCTTTCACCATGAAAGAAATTGTCTTGCCTTCACGCATCTTCCACGCTTGCAATTCCACATCCAATTCATTCATACGAGTACCATAAGTGGTGCTATCAGAATAGCGATACTTGTACGATCTAGATGCAAATGCGGCATTACGCATACGAGGAAGAACAATCTTATAGTCCTGAATTACCTTTTCATTAAAGGTAGGAAGTTTAACATGCAAAATTTTATTTGAAGAAGAATCAACAATCGATTCCACAGACTTGCGTGCGGATTGTTCCGTCAAACTTTCGGGAACAATGTCGTCGTCCTTCAGATCACCACCGTGACCTTTGTTTGACTTAGACTTTTCACCACTTTGATCTTCTTCAGAATCTTTATTGTCTTCTGCATCACCTGAATCAGAATCTTTGCCATCTTCCGAATCGCCTGGATCATCACCATCAGCGGCATCGCCGGCGTCTTCACCACCTTCTTCTGATTCGTTTTCGTCACCTTCTCCTGAATTGTCTTCACCTTCAGTTTCATCATCCATTTCCATGAATACGTCACCGTTTTCATCTTCAATGAGATATTCATCACCATCTTCATCTTCAATGTAGTGATTAGAATTCGTTGTGCAATTCTGCTTAGAGAATTCATAAATTTCAGCAGTAAGAGCAATAACTTCCTCGAATGTTTCGAGACGTTCCATACGCTTGATGAAAACCTTTTCTTCATTAGAAAAGTTTACGATGATATGTGCACCTGCTTTGAAGTAAATGTTTGCACGATCAATGAATGACAATGCATCAACATTCCTACCCTTGATGCCGAAAAAGTCACGTTCAAAAAGTTCTTTGTAACCGACAATATAGTCAGACTTTGAACCAGGATAACGACGCTTTTGCAGTTTGTCAATTCGAGCATCTTCCACAACGTTCAGGAAGTCCTTGATAGATGCCTTTGCTCGCATATTTTTGTCTTGACCATTCTTTGCGGCAATCGAATCAATTGCTTCACCCCAACCTTCTGAGGGAGTGTTAAGAGCATGACCGACTTCATGCACCAGCAACATATCATAAAGATATTCTGAAATGCCGGTCCAGTTAGGAATGTAGAGGACACGGTTTTTAACGTCAAAACCTGCGGTCTTCAAAGAAGGGTCGTGACGGATAGAAATGTTCTCAATTGCGAGCAACCGTGCCAATTGAGACTTAATTTGGAATTTATCTGTAGTGTTGATTTTCTCGACGGGCATTGCCATCACGTTCTCCATTGCAAAATTTCAGTCTTTATAATAAACGATTATTGCGTCAGATGCAACATACAATCCTGCATGACTGCTATGCATTTTTCACATATAATAGTATTCAGAAGAAACAAAGTTTCTCACCAAGAATGATTACTTACAAAAAAGCAGAGTAAAATATGAACATGGAAGTACACCTGAAAATTTTATCTCGGGAGAATTATCTAACCTTCAACAAAAAACTTTGACATTAGATCTACCTGCTGGAGCATGTAAAAGTTTTCTTGCTGTCACGCCTCCGAATACTGAATTCGAAATAAATTGGTGGACAAATGGACCAGGCGCAAGAGATGTGAAGTTTAATATCAATGGAGAAGAGAATATCAAATTTGGAAATTTCTGCACTAGTGAAGATTCTTTGAAACCTGCCCAAATTGGAATACAAATAAAAATGTTGAGGGGTTCTGGAAAATTTTCTTTGGAAACATTTTTTAACAGTCAAAGAATTTATGGTGGTGAAAACTAGCCACTACACATAACAGCAGCTACAAGAAATTGGCGGTTCAATGGTCATTTGAAGCTTTGTGCTTCGTATCAAGTTCGGTGGTGACAGACAGTTTAGTACTTCGAAATCGCCAACTCCTTGTAGCTGCCAAACGTTGGCTGCAAGTGTAACAAGACAGAATCAAACTAAATGACAACATATCAAATAACAGATAGAATTCAAATTGACACGCACATTACTTTTGTTAGAATCAATCCGACAAATATTGAATTGACATTAAAAG